AGAATCATATACTTTTTTACCAGTTTTTAAATTAGTTGAAGGTATGTTAATACCATTTAAATTACCGCTGTTTATACCATTTGTAAATTGTTCTATATGTTTTTGAGCTTGCTCTTCTGTAATACTGTTATTAGAGTCTGCCGCTCTAGCGTTCATCATTTTGGTAAACTCATCAACAGCTTGCTTGTTAGTATCAGAAACATTGTATTTAACATCTATGCCAGCTCCAGCCATTGCTTTTAAAGTAGACTTATCAGACTTTAAAGTGTTTTCTAATTTTTCTTTAACATGCAATTGCTCTGCTTTTCTAGCTATTTGAGTTCCAGACGGTTCTTGAACGCCATCAACTTTCAGTAATCTAGTGGCTTCAGTCTTTAATCTGTTTTGCTCTGTAGCTTTTAAAAGACCAAAGGTGTTGGTAAAAGCTTTTTTAAACTTATCTGCCCCAGCTTCTAATGTATTAAATTCGTTTTGAAGAGCGCTAATCATTGCTTTTTTCTGATCAGCTGGTATTGCATCATTATTATCTAAAGCCTCTGCTTGAACTCTAAGTTCTTCTTGCCGTTTCATAGAAGCAGACAGCAACTCTCCACCTTGCTTGTTTAGATTATTAGTAGTTAAATTTATTCTATCTTCTACTATTTTATTGTTTTGATCTTCTAGTTCTTTTCTTTGTTTTTCAAAAGCCTCTTTGTCTTGTTTAGATGTAAACGGTGAATCTATAGCATTTTGTAAACTTTGCATCATTTTAAGATTAGCTCTATAATCAGAAGTTGTACTATAGTCACTTAAAGACGCTGCAAAAGCTCCTTTAAAATACGGTGCTGCTGCGAAAGTAGCACCAAACATTCCACCTGAAAAAATAGACTCTGCAACATTTTCACCTAATGGTCTACCATCTATACCGTTTTGAGCTATAGTAGTTAAACCTTCACCTAAAGCATCTGCAGTTGCCAAACCTATATCTAAAGCTCCATTTTCTTTTACATATTTAAAATAATTTTTCCAGCCATCAAACAATTTTCTTTTACCAAGCTCAGTACTACTTTTCCCAACACCTCTTAATATTAAAGAGGTAGGCGCTACACCAAAAGCGTATTCAGCGGCTCCAAAACCTAATGATTGAAGAAAAACAGTATCTTTATCGTATTTTCTACCTCCAATTTGTTCAGCTTCTAGCTGTCTACTGGTTTGATATTCACCAGCTGAAGCAGCAGAAACACCAAGCATACCTGCATTGCCTGATGCAATTGCGGCAAATATAGGTGCTTGAGCTACAACTTGATCTATAGCATATTCACCAAAGTTTTCAAAACTATCAAAAGCTTTATCAAAAGTTATTGGTTTGTAATATTTCTCTGCAGCAAATTCTTTTGCTTTAGATACTTTTTTAGCTACATCTTGAAAAAATGTAGAACCTTCTGCTGCTTTGTATGTTTTAGTTTCTTCGTCTAAAATCAATGTTTCAGCACTAAAAAAATTATTAGCGGTTTCTAAAAAAGCCGCACTATTAGAAAATAATCCAGCGAAACCTAATCCTAAATCTGTAAATCTTTTGTCTGCTTTGTTATAGATTCTACTTAAAGCATCTAGCTGAGTTTCTGATTCTTTTATAGTAGAAACCATTTCAGTATATTCTGAAACTCTATTCTCAAGATCCATTTGCTCATTTCTTAGATTAGCTCCAAGCTGATTATAATAACCTACGAAGTCTTTGTAGTTTTCAGATATTTCTCTATATTTTAAAAGATCTTCAGTTACAGGCAATCCTTTTTTTTGTTTTTCAACAATTTTATCTTGAAGAGTCTTTATAGCTTTTTGTTTTTCTTTTAAGCCTTTAGTGTAATTTTTAAAATTACTAACAATAGAACTTTCTTTAAATTTACTTAAATCAAATTCTAAGTCTTTAGCATAGTCATCTATTTCCCAAGTAGCTTTATCTTTTTTTTCAACTATATAATCACCTATTTCTTTTCTTACTTTAGCTCTTTCCTCAGGATCTGTTATATTAAATAGCCAATCAGTAGCGTTGGACATTCTAATGTCTCTAGCCTTAGCGTTAAACATGTTTTGTCTAGCTCTATATTCTATGTCTTCTTGAGTAGGCTTTGGATCGCCTTTCTTTCTAGGTTGTTCTAATAGTTGTTTTTTAGCTTTATCTAATTCTGCTTGGTTTGGATAAATAGTGTATTCTTCTTGTAAACCAGGTGTCATTAAACCGGCTTTAATATCCATGCCACTACCTGTTGAACTTTCTGCTAATCGTGTTCTAGTAATAGGTTTAAATAAATTTTCATTATTAAAAAACTCATCTTGCAGGCTATCAAATTGCTCTTTATTTAAAGCCTCTGATTCTATAAAGCTTTTAACTTGATCTGGAACTCTTTCTGATTTATCTACTACAGGTAAAACGGCTTCGGCTTTTTGTAAATCAATTTTACCAGCTTCTCCAATACCTTCTTCTTCAATTAACTCATCAAATCCAGCGTAAGGATCTTCAAATAAAACTCGAGAAGTAGCTAAAGCTCTTTGAGCATCTGCTATTATGCCTTTTTCTATATTTTGATTTATTTTATTAAGACTGTTTTGAGCTACTATATCTTCGTCGTAAATTGAAGTAAAAGTCGGCTTGCCAATTCCAGAATCTAAAGGTTCGGATACTTCGTTTGTTTCCGCTGTCACAGTCGTATCCGTCTCCGCAACAGCAGGTGGCTTTCCCTCTTCAACTACTTTAGTTTCTTCAACTACTTCAGCTTCATTGGGTTGGTTTTGTTTTTTCCACTCTATTACTTTAGCTTTTATTTCATCTACAGACAAACCTTGATCTTGTAATGAAGCTACGTATAGTTCTAATTCGTTCATTTAATTTAAGTTAATTTGTTATCTTGTAAAAACTTTTGAGCTTTAGCTTTTTTAGCTTCTGCTAAATCAAAAACAGCAGCGTCTGCTTCAACAGTAGGTAACTTATTTGTTATAAATTGCTTTAAATAATTTTTGGCAAAATACTTAGCATAATTAGCCTCAAATAATTCTTTATTTTTTTGAGACAAAGGTAAAACTTTTTCGTAATCCCAAGCTACACTGCCTGCGTTTGCGTTTTGTGCCATTTGATCGTCTTCTTCAACGCTTGATCCTTTGCCAATAAAAACGTTCCAAGCGGCTACAACGCTTTGTTCTTGTTGTAGAAGACTAGCAACTTCAGCGTTAATAAAAGGTTTTGTTTTTCTAGCGATTTTATCTAAATCAAACCTAAGTATGTTTCTTCCTTTACCCATGCCAATGTCTATTATTTCATAGTCATAAGATCCATCGGTATTTTTTAATACAAACTCATCAGATAAAGAAGCTTCTGGTAATAAGTTACCCTCTTCATCTGTAGATCCGTCTGCTAAAACACTGCTGTCAACTAATAATTTTAGCATGTCTGCGTTTACGTCTGGAGTTTCAATTACAAGGCTAGTATTTGATTCTAGTAAAGCGCTGAGCGTATTGTTGTTGATTACTAAAGGTTTTTCAAACAAAGGTCCTTCAAATACTATTTCTTGAGAACCATCTTGCATAAGATTTAAATAAACATTATATCCCTCTGTCTTAGAAAAACCAGGCTTATTAGTCATAATGCAATTAGCGACCATAAATGAATAATTATTATTAACATCATAGTAATTATCCTCTGTCACAGAAAGCTCGTCTAAGACTTGTTGTAAGAACTCTATAGACTTATTAGGAGCTTCATCTAGTCTCTTTACTTGCTCGTATTCATAATTACAGCTTTCATCTAAACATTTACCTGATTGTATAGCCATTTTTAGTTTAGCATACATCCTACCTGTGTTAGCGTAAGCGTTGTCTAGTATTTTAAAAGAAGCATCAATGTTAGCCGCAACGTAATCTTCGTTGTAAGCCAGCGCGTTACTTTTATTAGCTTGTTGTATAGACAGATTATATGTTATATTTTTATTCTCCATTTTTATATTTTATTAAGAACCCGCTCCAATTCCTCCTAGTAAACTAGCCGCAGCTCCAATGCCACCAGTCAGAGCAGCTGTGCTGTCTCTACTAGCGGAAGCGGCTTGACCTCTTAAGGCTGATATTTGATTAGAAACTCTATCCAACTGTTGTTGTTCTCTTTGCTCTGTCATTCCAAACACAAACTGTCTACCAGCTACATCTGCTTGTTGTAGTCTTTGTTGCTCAGACATTTCTTGCTGTTGTAATGTAGCTTCTCCAGCTGCTCTTTGTTTTTCATTAGCTACTTCCTGACTTTCAATACTAGCTGCTACGCCTTTCTTGGCTTGTAAAGCAGCTTGAGCCAAAGCAGTGGCTCCACCCGCTGATGCGCCTGTGGCTCTTATAGTATCTAAAGTATTAGCTAAAGCAATATCACTTTGTTCCATTTGTATTTCAGCCGCTTGAGTAGCTACGCTTAAATTAGCAAAAGGATTACTAAGCATTGAGCTTAAATCTTGAACACCTTCGTAAGGATTAATTATCTCTTGACGATTTTTTTCTAGTTCAGTTAATTTTCTTTCTAATTTTTTAGCCTGTTTTCTAGCTCTTCTAGCAGCTCTTCTAGCTTTTCTAGAACCAAAAATACCACCAGCTAAACTAGCTACGCCACCTATTATCGCTCCAATTGCCATAAATTTTTATTTTTATTATTAATATCCATTATTAGAGGTATATACTGTAGTTACGTTAAATAATTGTTTCTCTCCACCTGGTGATGTTGTTGTATCAGTGGCTAACGTAACACTAGAATAAAAACCTTTTATACCACTAATGCTTTGTCCAAATATTATTTCTTTTTCATTTGCAGAACTTGTGTTAATTAAGTTAGCAACATATTTATTTTCTTTTATTGTAAAGCCAGCATAATATTTTGGAAAAGCTGGGTTTGTGGTTCCAAACGCAGCGTTATAACCAGATCTATCAACTACTAAACTAAAACCTAAAGTTTCAAACTCAGCTACATTTAAGTTTTGATCAACAGTTAAAATACCAGTTCCAGGAACGTAACTAACAACTACTGTTCCATTTGTCACTCCATTTCCACTAACCGTAGCTCCAATTGGCGGTGTGCCTGTAAGGCTACCAATTGTCACAGTAGTGCCTGTCGAAGCTTCAGTAGTTAGAGCCGTTGTATTGACTATAACGTATTCACCTTCATAATAGCTTTTAACCGCTGGACCTGTTAAAGGAGGAGGCGGAGTTGTAATATCAAAAGTTTTAATCCAACTAGCTCCATTAGGATCAACAATTTCTCCTGTAAAATCAGAAGTAAACCTGTTAACTTGCCATCCGCTACTACCTTCATAACCAATAGCTTGAAAAGTTTTAGAAGAAGCTGGACTATCATTTACTATAAAAGTTATAGAACTTGGCTCTTGTACACCGTAAAAAGTATTTCTATTAACGGCAGACCCGTTAGCTGTTGTCGCTGCATAGTGTTGGTATAAGCCTCCAGAGTTAACTGTATAAAATTTATTTTGTATACTAAACATTTGTTCTGGCTTATAAGTAAAAAATGTTGGCCAGCCATTCACCTTAGCATCAAAAGAAGTAGTGCTACTTGGTTGGTCCGCTTGTGTTACAGGATTTTTCTGTAATGAAACTGTATATTCTGAACTATAAACATTGTAACCTCCTAACACTATCCCACTAGAACTAGCAGTATCAATAGAGTTTAATTCGTCTCTAAAGAAATCTTTCATGCCATAGGCAGATATTTCTACTATACCATTATTTGTAAGTCTTAGTATTGCATTGTTATTTTTATCTGAAAAATACTTATCATAGCCATAGACGGCAAAGCTTTCTGGATTTTTACTTATGCCGTATTCACCTAAATATGGCACTATTTGACCTATAACAGTGGTGAAAGAACTAACAGCAGTTCCTCCGCCTTCAGCGCTATATATAGCGTCTTTGTCTATTAAAGCTCTTGATACTTTTTCTTCTTGAAAGATAATTAAATTAGAATTCTCAGCGTAAAGCTTTTGTATAGATCCTTTAACAGGGTTGACGCTTTTAGTTATATCTTCTGCTACTGAAAAAATATTAGAATTATTAATACCTGTTCTAGAGTTAAATATTCCAGAGTATATCATAGAATTAAATCTAAATGAAGCATTTTTATTTTCTTCAACTAAATAAGCTCTAGCTCCATAATCTGTAGATGTGTTATTATAACCGCCTCTAATTCTAGATTCTTCTACTATCCAATTATCTGTATCTTGAGTATTAGCCACAGAAGGATAACCTCCTATATCAGCAGGTATACCTCTAGAACCGTTCCATATTGGTTCGTCAGAAACATTCGTTTTATTTAGAAAAAACGAGTTAAAGTATTTTACTTCTATTACTGCCGGCATAATTATTTATTATTACTTATTATTTCTTTAAATTACGAAGGTATTGTCCAGCTAAAACTGCTTATATTATAATTATCATCAATATCTAGAGTTCTAACAAACTGACCGATTGTGTCTGAGCCTTGGTTTACCCAATATGATCCGTTAAAACTATTTGAATACAGACCCGCTGACGGAAATTGTATTTTTAATATTTGCTGAGCACTTCTATTAGTTTTCCAGGCGTCTATTATAGCTGTTCTACCTGCTGCTCCTGAAGTTGGTTCAAACATTAAAAAAGCTTCTCCACCTTGAAGAGTTCCTACTGTGCTAGCGTTAATAGGTTGATTAGCTCCTGAAAAATCTATTGAAACTTGGTTCTCACTCGCGAAAGTTGTTGTATTACTACCAATAAGTGGTATCACTGACGGGCCTGAAATAATTTTAGGATTAGGACCCGTGTCGTTGGTTGGTATCTGAGTAGGCCAAGTGCTAGTAAAACTAAAATTTTGAGGATCACCAACGGCACTTCCAAAAACAGTTGTAAAAAGAGTAAAGTTATCTGCTGTAGTTTCACTGCTCCAAGCACCGTTATATAAATACCAACCTTGTTGATTTATACCTGCTCCAGCGTAAACTTCAAATACAACAATATCTTGAACCCAAATATCTGCAACACTACTTCCAAAGCCAGTAAAATCTGCAGTTTTTCTAATGTACTGCTCTCTCCAGGTTAATTGAGATACATTTCTAACAGATACACCATAATCAATACTAAAGCTAACAGAAACAGAATCTTGTATACCACCTGCGTCTTTTACTCTAGCAGTTATGTTATAAGTATCTATCGGTATAAGAGGGTTTTGATCAAATAAATTATTAAATACAGCCCATCTCCTTGTGTTGTTAAAAATTGAACCTTGCTGCGGTATTCTAAAATAGTTTAAAGGTAAGACGTTTTCACCAGCAGAATTAGTTACTGCAGTAATTTCACATGAATTAAGAGCAAAATCAACATTAAAATCATTTGGTTGCACGTTTGCCGCTGCTCCATTTACAGCTATAACAGTTGCAACTATTTCGTCTGTGGTGTTTTTAGAAATTTGCTGATTAGGAGTTGGAGCGCTTATACTGGGCGGTACATTAGCTAAGTTCAAGTTAATAGTGAAATTAGACTCTAAATCATTTATAGAAGCTGTTAGATTTAACGTGAAAGTTCTTCTATTAATGCCACTAGATGTATTATTTTCTCCAAAATATATATTATCAAAGTATGTTTGCGTTACTTGTATATTATAAGAATTAACACCTACACCTGCTGGAACTAAAGTAAAATAATCTATAACAGATTCATCTAAGGCATTAAATGCGCTCACTAAATCTAACTCACTAGTTATATCTGCAAACAGAACAGGAGATCCAAAATTATCTAATATAGAAAAAGGAGCTGTTGATATATTGCCACCAACCGCAATTGCTTCGTCAAAAACACTAGTGTTTATACTACTAAGAGCAGCACCGCCAGACGAATCATTTAAAATAGCATTATTTAGATCAGATATAAGACCTGAAGAAGAAGTTTCCCAAAATATATCTAACAAGCTTTCTGTTGGTTCTGTTTCATAAACAGCTAAATATTGAAGACCAGGATTTGCTTGAGGCTGTACAACTATGTTTTCATTTAAATCAACAGAGACCGCCGCGCTTAACTCTAAAGTGTCAGCCTCAAAAAATTCAACTGGAGAAGCTCCACCTATATTAACAACATTTGATAAAGTAACATTTGAGCCTGAAACTCCAACAACAGATGTTCCACCTGGTATACCTGTTGCTATAGCAAGATTACCAGGGGCAACACCAACTATGCTTGTTACAGTTATAACATCTGACTGAGAAGCGACTGTTGTAGTAGTTGATATAACTAGTCCTCCTTGCGTGTAGCCATTTGGTCCAACTACTATTTCGCTTGAAAAACTACCTAAAACAGAATCACCAGGCGCTATAGAGCTAGCATTGCCAGATACGTCTTTTATTTTTAATAAATTAGTTGTAGCTGATTCAGCTATTAAAGCGCTAACTGTGTTGTAATTAGTTGTAGCTATTTGCCCGATCTTAGACTCTGTGCTTATTCTAGCAATTAGTGGATTTGATTCAGAAGAATAAAATTGAGGAAAATAATTAGGTGAAGGCACTTTGTTAAGTAGAGGACTATAATCAAACATGTCTGCTATTGTAGATATAGTAGAAACAGTATCAGATTCTCTACCTGGATAATAAGGTTTGTTTGCTGCTCCTAAATTGCTAGAACCAGCAGGGTCAATAACGATATTAGTATTTTCAACTCTACCGAATAATTGCACTGAACTTCTAAACTGTCTTTGCTCTGGACCTACCTCACTTAAATCTCTTGGAACTTTGTTTATATTGTCGTTTATTAAAACAGCATGAGACGTGCTACCTATTTCTAAAGTAGTATCTTCAGGGTAAGCTGCCATTATTCCAGGTAAATACACATTATAATATTCTTGCTCTGTTTGCTTTACAACTATCTTATAAGAATACCATCCAAGAGGATTATAGTCAGCACTAGTGGGATCTCCATTATAAAGCCCTGGTGTTCCGGTTACAGGGTTTTTTACAGAATCTATGATTTCATTAAAAAGTAATTTTAAAGAATTACCTGGCCAAGAAGACATAACAGTAGATTCATCTAAATATGCAGAATATATAGTAGAACCTGAAAAAGCCTGCGTACCTACGTTAACAACAGATTTATTACTAGATAATATAACGCTTGAAGTTCTACTGTATCTATCAGAAAGAACAATTCCTACTTGATAGTTTCTATTTTGTTTTAAAGTGCTGTTTGGGTATTCTACAATGCTTGTGGTATTTTCTGTATCTCCTCCTGGTTGAAAAAGAAGTAAATCACTAGCCACCACATTTGTAACTGAGTTACTAAGCGTAACTTGTATAGACAAAGCAGGGTCTGGAGCAAAAACAGACACAACTTGAGTTCCTTCGGGTATAGCGGCTTTAATTCCAGATATAATTGTTATAAAATCGCCTACTTGGGGTATAACAAAAGGAGAAGCCGTTGACAAACTAAGTGTGGTACCACTTTGAGTTCCACCACTAGTACTTGTTTCTCTTCTATTTAAATTAAAACCACCTTTGTTGCTAACAGAAACATTATAATTTAAAAACTCTGGCGGCGTATGTTTGTCTTGATAATTAGCGTATATAACTCTATTGCCAGCTACTTCTTGCGAAAAAGCTTTAACTGGTGTTTTGTCATAAACCCTAGTTAGATCAACTGATGGTAGTGTTTTAAAAGGTTTTTTTGATTGATAATTATAGTCAAAATAAGTAACGTCGTTTACTTGTAACACAGTACTAGAAGACACGCCTGTTTCATTTAAATCTATTTTAACAGTTCCACCAGTGGAAGGATTGTTAGGATTTGTTGGTATAAACTCTGTAACTTTTGGTTTTCCAGTTATACCAAAACCAGTTACTAAACCTCCAACTGGAATACCACCTTGTATATTACTAACTGTAAATTCAGAAACTCCTCCAACTGTGCTATTATTTGTAACTGTAAAAAATCCAGCAGAATTATTTATATCAGAAACCGGTATAGTGTCAACCACTTTAACGGCTAGATCTTGAGCTTCTTTATATAATATATCTACTTCTGTTATCTTTAAACTATTTTGAATATCAAAGTTATTAAATGGAAGAGGTATTTTAAGAGTGATGTCATCTACTTTATTTTCAACAAAATAAACAACTGTACTTCTATAAGCATCTGCTTGATCGTCATATGTTTTTACGCCTAAAGAAGGCGCGCTTTCTTTAACATACATAAAATAACCATCTTGCTTTGGTATAAAAGCTATTTGAGTAAATGGAGCAAATACAGAATATTCATTATCTTCAAACTTAAACCTATAACTAAACCTAACAAATTTATCTTCTAAGTAATCATCGTCACCTGGAAAGTTAGGATTATAGTATGGGTTTGGATTTAAAACAACTTTGTTATATGTTTTACCCGTTGAAGGATCAGTTTGTATAAGAGCTGGAAAAGTTCCACCTATTATATTTATAGTCCATTCGTTTGTACCTGAATCAAAACTAGCTGTGTCTACAGTAGCTCCAACCAGAGAAGCTGGTGTTTCTATTACACCTGTAATACTGTTAATTACACCTAAATTAGCTCCAGTTAAATACAAACCACTTGTTACCTGAATATCGCCTATAAATGAAACTAAAGTTGTTGTTGTAAGACCAGCTGCTTGAGCAGCAGCAACATCTCCTTTTCCGCCGTTTGGTAAAAATAAAGAACTAACATCTTTCATTGTTGACTCGTATTCTCCGTCTACAGATGATAAATAACTTTTTTGAAAAAGTTCCATGCAATCATATGGATTGTACTTTGCTACAGATATCTGATCTTCCGTTGTATAATATGTAGCTGTACTTATACCTTCTTCAGGATTAGCTAAATTTATATTTATTTTTCTTGGTTGATTTCTATCATCTGTCCAAAATAATAAATCTTCTAGCAAATTAATTCCATATATAGGATTTAATTGGCATAGATTTAAAAAAGGTCCAGTTAATAAAAGAACTGGTTGAAACGCATCTGGATTACAAGCAAAAACAAAATGATTTGATCCAACACCCGTTTCTTTATATGACGCTGTTGTGTTGTCAGTTAAAAATACAAAAGCCGTGTTAGAAAAATCATTAGATAAATATCCAATACAATATAAGTTAGAAACACCTGTTATAGACTCAAAGTCAAAAATAAGAGTGTTACCTAGCACGTTTTCAACTGTACCTACGCCGTCTCCTTCTGATTTGCTTATTTGAACATTTACTGCATTTCTATATTCTCCATTTGGTATCAAACGGGCGTCAAGGTCTTTATTCATTTTAGACCTTAAAAACGTGTTTATAGCTTTAGCCATTTAATTTTAGTGTTTTATCCATTTAGATTTACCGCGCATAACCTGAACTATTTCGTCAAGCTTAATATTTGATAATCTTATTTTAGCATTTCTAAGCTTAGCACTTCTGTCTTTTTTAAATCTTTGCACTATATATTCAGGTTGATTAGCTCTTGTAGATACTATATTATACATTATAGAAGCATATAGTGCATCTTCTGCAAGCTTAGGTACTTTACTATCACCGTCATAAGCTAAACCATCTGATATATATTCTAATACAATTAGTTTATTTACTAAGTTACTTGAAAAAGACATTTTACCTTCTCTATAATTAGGGTTAAACCAACCGTTTACTTGCGCATATTGTGGTTCTATTCCGTAAAGCTGACCATATGCTAATGTATTATCAAATCCATAATAATTAGCCCAATAGGCATAATCGTCTAAATTGTCAAATATACCTTGATTTATTAAAACGTCATTAGCTTTTTTCCATCTTTCTTCTGTTATAGAAGTTCCTTCTACATTAGAGCCAAAATTATCTTGAATTGGTACGCCCGTAGCGTCTTGTACAGGGTTTTCATAAGGACTAGTTGTTAAGTTGTTTGCTGGATATATAGGTCTTTTTACACCTAATTGATCAATATAGCAAACACTAACATAGTTTACATAGTCTTGAGGTAATACTATATTTAAACTAGCTGGTATTGTTAATTCTTGAGAATGTATACTTTTTAATGTATCATAACTAAACTCTTGTAAAGATCTTTTAGCAAAAAATAATACATCTGATTTACTAGCTTTTTGTAATATTTTACCATCTCCAACATAGCCAACCATGAAGTTGTCTATAGCGTCGTTTAATGTTATATATTCGTATCCTCCGTAGTTGTTTTCTACAGTTTGACCAAAAGCATCTTGATTACCATAATTACCACCACTTAGTGATTTCAACTGAACAACTATATAAGTGTTAACTAATAATCCAGAAAGAGTTATAGTATTGTTTTCTATAGTATAAGCACTTGTGTATTCTAAAAAAGTTCCAGGTAAGCCGCTAGGACTAGTATATAGCTTAAAATTATTTAAAGCATAATTAGTTTCCGTTGGATCATAAGATCCTAAAACTAAATTAGTGTTAAAAGTTGTAGTAAAAGTTTGAACATTTACAGGAGTAGGCAGAACAGCAGCTGATAAAAATACTTGAGCCCCTTGATAGTATTGTTGATTTGTTTCTGTTACTAAACTCATTTATTTAAGATTTATCGTTAATTTCAACTTCTTTAGCCTCCTGCTCGGCTATTTGTATTACGGTTGGATCATTTACTATTACGCCACAATATTTTAATATTTTAATTACTATATTAGACTGTTCAGAAACGTCTAGTTCAAAATCTTGTGATGTACCAGCATTATATATGTATTGATTTAATGATCCTGTGACAAAGCCCCAATTTGGGTTTAAAGGTTTTAGTATTACATTAGCAGTTACGGTGTTTGGCGTAGGGCTAATTTTTAAAAGATTACTTCCACTAGAAGAGCTTTTTTGATAATAATAAATAGGATACTGCTTTGTTGGTTTTGTAAGTTTAGACCTTTCAATTTTGCTATATTCAGCTTTAGAAACAAGCTGAGTTACTGAAGAGTATGCAGGCTGTCCTGTGTATGTAGATATAACTTCACCTATTTTATATAATTGTGATGAAGGATAATTAAAAAACTCATTACCTTGACTCACTACAACAAGAGAAAGTCCAACTTCTTGAATAAATGAAGCTACTTTATAAGAAATATCTTCAAACATATTGAAGAATTCTGTATTATTTTGTGTATTGTTTTGGTTTTGCCTATTTAATTGATTAGCGTCTGGAAAATAAGAATTAAATATCTCATCTTGAACCTGCGTCGCTAAACTATTAAATTCAGCTGGAGTTACGTAACCTCTTTGCTCTTTGTTTAATATATACAAGACTGTTTGATATACTGTATTTACGCTTACTGCCATATTAATTTTTTTAAATACTAAAAAGGCGGCCGAAACCGCCTATGTATTAGTATCACTTGTTTTTATAGTTTTTTATCTATAGATTTATAGATCTCAACACCTTCGTCTGTTTTCAAGAAAGCAGCAAATGCTGAGTAAGGGTTTTCATCAAAAGGTACGTTCATTAATTTTCTACCGTTTGACCCCCAGGTGAATGTTCTTTGATCGCCTGATAGATTAATTATCCCAGCTTCTGCAGCTCTAATAGCTGTGTTTCTTAATTGAACATTATCATCATTAGCTAAGCTAATAAAAAGCTCTGGATTAGATCTTGCGAATAAACGTATGTCTCTTTTAAGTTCTTTAGAACTCATGCCGTTTACTTTAGAACCAATTTCAACTCTTAGTATTGCTTCTATTTGATCTATTTCCATACTTCTAGCTGCATTTAAAGCATCAATTTGAAGATCTAAAACATTTAAATCATCGGCAGCTTCTTCAACCGCACTAAATTCTTCATATATTCTACCTTTTAATGGGTGATATAAAGAAAGTAGTTTTTGTAGGTTTTGTTTTTCTTTGGGTACTCTTAAGTCACCATCTTTAAACATAATGTGACCTAAAGTTGCTTCACCTTTTTGTTCATCTATAAGTGGTGAATCTTGATTAGTTGCATATCTAATTTCTCTTTGCTTACCATTTACTTTGTCAAAATATAATAAAGAGTGTTTTTTAGTATGTCTACTAGGTATTGTTAATGTCAAAGGGCTTTTATTACCTTTTAAGTAATAAATTCTATCTTTAATCTCCCAACTTGGTTTAGTTGGTTTTGGTGCGGTTTTAACCGCTACTTCTTGAGGTGCAACCTCAACAGTTTCTACTGCTTTAGCTTTTTTAGCCATAATATAATAAAATTAAATAGTTATAAAAATAATACCCCGCCCGAAGACGGGGATATTATTAAGTTTGAATCATTATTAGATTCCTTTGAATAATACAAAGTTGTTAGCAGCTTGTGTTACTAAACATCTTTCAGATAGGAAGTTTACTTCCATAGCATCTAAAGTAGATGTAAATGCACCACCAGCAGAACCAGTCAACCAAGACTTCATGCGACGATCATCAGCTTGTGAAGCTCTGTATCGTACGTGCAAGAAAGGTCTACGTATATTAGTTCCTAGTACTTGATCGTATACAGTTGAAGTTCCAGCAGGTATTAAAACACCTTCGATAGAATTAATTCCGTCGATAGCGCCACGAGTAGAAGCGTCATTTAAGTATTTCCAATCAGTCTTGTAGAAATCATAAGAACCTCTACGGAAACCGCTGAACCCTAAGTTCAATGCCATTTCTTCTGAGTTTTCAAATAATCCAAAAGCAGTACCACCAGCAGTTCCGCCAGAGATTGAAGCTAGCATGTCGTCAAAATCCAAAGCAGTTTGTCTTTGCAAGAATAACATGTTTTCTTCAATAGCTCCTTGAGTATCTAGGTTTTTCAAGATATCATCGAAAGCGTCTAATCCAGCAGCAGCAGTAAATCCAACGTTTACATTACCACGTCCTTCAATAGCGGCGAATAAGCCTTCAGTACCTTTTCCTGTTGTAATAGCAGAAGCAGCACCTACTTTTTCACCTTCAATCATAGCCATTTCTAGGTAATCTTCAAAACGTAGTCTTGTTTCAGACTCAGCTTTCAAGTACCATAAATAACCAGAAGCACCATCTTCAGTAGCAACTTCCACCCATCCAATTTGAGCCATATCAGAACCAGATACTACGTATTGGCTTTTGATAATAATTGGTGAGTTAGAAAACTGTGTAAACTGAGGATCAACACTTACGTAATTAGTACCAGAGTTGGCGCCGGCGACGCCTGCGTCGATTTTACCACCTTTTTGATATTCAGAACCGTAAACAAATACTTTTAATCCTGCAGCTGTAAAAGCCCCAAGGTTAGCTACAGTATAAGGTTGTACAGTAAGAACACCAGTTGTAGTATTAGAATCAGTTACCAAACATTTTTCTTCAAGACCAGTGACTGGATCTAAAACAACGATAGTAGCTCTAGGAGATACAACATTGAATACATCAGCAGCAGCGCCAGGATTGATGTTAATTGTAAGGTTAGTTGGAAGACTACATCCATCGTAAGAGATGTGTAATCTATTTTGCTCAGACCAAATTACTTGATCAGATGTCATTGGCATTTCAGCGCCAACCATTCGTAAGAATCCAGATAACGTTCTGTTTCCATAACGCTCTACTTCTTGCTCATAAATCTCTGGTAAATACTGCTGTGCAAAAGTATCTGTATCGCCAGCTGCAGCACCGTCGTTAAATTTCAAGTAGTTAGAGTTCAAAAGCTCTTGCTTTTGACTTGGTACAATAGCACCAAATTGAGGAGTTAAACTCATAATATTAAGTTTTTATTAGTTAAATTTTCTTGTTTTTATTTTTAGCTTTGTAGCGTCAGCGCCTGAAATTGCTTTAACTTTAAAACCGTTTAAAAACACATCACCTTGAGTAGTCCTAGCTTTAGTGTCACTCAAGTTTTTTGATTTGTTTACAACTTCTTTTACAGCGTCTGCTTTTCCTTGCTCATAGAAATGAGCGGCGATCTTATCTACGTTTTCAGCAGCATAAATAGCCTTGTGATAACCATTAACGTCTTGAACATTACCATTTTCGTCTAGGAACTTCCCAACGAGGTTTGTTATATTAGACTGGTTCTCTGCAACTTTATCTTTGTTTTGAATATTATACTTATATTTCTTTTCACCGACATTGATATCAAAACCTTTGAAATCATCGCTAAAAAGCTTTTTTGTATTATCCTTAAACATTTGATGCTGTTGCTCAGCTTGTTCTTGCTCCTTGTTGTATCTATTGAAAAAATCCATAGCTTTTTGTTGTTCCTGAGTAACGCCCGGTCTCAACTTGATCTCGTCGTAATATTTACTCTTGGTTTCCTCTAAAAAGCTTTTGGCTTTTGCAACTTCTTCTTTAAACGCAAGTTTCTTTTTGCGTATATCCCTTTCTTCATCGACGTCTTCATCATAGTCAAAATCTTCTAACAAAAGATCAAGATCTTCAGAATCTAAATAGGGTTTATTTTTTTTGTAATACTCTTTAATTAGAGTTTTATCGTCTACATTACTGTAATCAGCGTTTAGACGAGTATAATCTTCTATTGTGCCACCTGTTTCTTCCATAAAGGAAACTAGCTTTTCAATATTCTCTGGCAATGGTTTGCCTAATACTTTTTCATCTCTTATAGCTTCTTTAACTTCTGCTTCAACTTGTTTAACTTCAGCTTCTGTTACTTCTTGGATCGGAGAAAACCCTTCAGTAGTCTCGTTGGACTCTTGTACAGGTTTTCCCACCTCTGTGCTATCTCCGGATGGTTCTTCCACAGATACCTCCTTTGTTTCTCCGACTTGAATGGCATCTTGTTCTTCTTTTTTTATTACTACTTTTTTAACCTCTGGTTCTAATTCAACTAAAGGTTCTTTAGGATTTATATTTACTTTAGTAACATTATCCTTAGTTTCGTTTAATTTTTTAGGTGTTTTCTTTTTTGTTTTTAATTTAAACTCACCTTCCTGCTTAACAGGTTTATTTGTTTTTACTTCTGACATAATATAATATAATTAAATAATTAAATAGCGCTTACATAAACGCACTCATTCCAGCGTCTGGCTGGTTTTCAAAATCAATTGGTAAGCCATCATTTTTTCTTTGGCTTATCATTTCGCTTTGTTGCGTACCTTCCATTTTTATACGCTTGTCTTTTCTATCTTCTATCATTTGTTCTTTTGAACCAATAGCATTAACCTCCATTTCTTTCAACTGCCTATCATATTCAAACTTTCTAGCCATTTTTTGCATGTCTAATTGCGTTTGAGTATTCATTCGTTGAATCTCCATCTGACTTTTTGATTGCTCAAAATCTACTTTAGTAGAAGTTATTGCTTGTTGTTTTTGAACTTCGGCCATAGCTGTTTTTTCTGCTGTTTGAGCTTGAGCTTCTGCTTGAGCCGCTATGTTAGCTTGCTGAATTTGCATATCTTGTTCTTGCTTCTGCTTACGTTTTATTTTAAGCATTTGATTTGCAAGTTTAATATTTTTAATTTGACGTAAATCAATAGCATCTTCAAGATTGATACCTCCATTTTGCAAAGAAACTTGTATATTCTCTTCTAACTTAGCTTGCTCTTCTTCGTCTGGCTCTAATTCTAAAAATATACCAAAATCATGCAAATTTAAATTTACAACTTCTTCAAGTGTTTTGATGTTAAAAGTTGATATAGAATTTTGTAAAGAACTTTTTGTTAACGGAAATTCTAAAGCATCCGCTATTTTTAGTGTTATATTTTCAGCTATTCTAAGAGTAAGATACATACCAGATTGACCTATATGTCTAGTTGCAGCGTTTGAGGCATTTGCTGCTAATTTTTGCAATCCAACCAAAGTGTTGCGGTCAGGTAAACTACCATCTACAGCTTCATTTAAACCTGTTACATCACGTATCATTTGCAAATAATATTGATAAGTTTGAATTAAACTAGCTATTTTAGCATTACCACTTCCGCTTTGTAACTCTTGAACTGGAACTTTACCAGCGTTCATTTCACCGTCTTGCGTAAGCGATCTACCAACCACAGAACCAGTTTGAAAATACATATTAAGCGCTTCAGCTGGGTTGTAATTAGTACCATTACCAAGGTCAACCTCAGCAAGTCCGTCCATATCTAAATAAACACCGTCTGGAACCATGCGAGATATAACTTGCTGAAGTTTTAAATGTGTTAGCTGTATCATATCAGCGAAGCCAGTACATCTTCCAACTAAAGATTCTATTCTACCTTTATATATTCTAGGCGCACATATGGCATAATTCATTTTAACTTTAGTAGTGTCTGACATTGGCCTAGACATGTTTTTAGATAACTCCCA